ATGACCCGCAGCTGGTTGAGCGGATCGCTCTTATCCGCCTCGCCGAGGAAGGTGTACTGGACGTTCTCCAGTTCAAGGCAGGCGTAGTACTGCTCGCCCATGACAAAGGTGGGGAAGACGACGACCCCGTTGGCGGGGGCGGCGGGCGGGATCTGGTAGGCGCCGATGCCCGTGAGCGCGACGGTCGAGCCGGCGGCGATCTGGGTTGCCTGGCCGGTCAGGGGTCCGCTGGTCGGGACGCCGACGCCCGTGCTGCTCGTGGTGGCGATGGCGACGGGGGAAGCGCCGTTGGGCAGCGAGACATAGACCGTATAGGTATAGGCGGTGTTGGAAGGCACGGTGACGTTGATCGAGCCGGTGGGGCCGGTCACCGCGACGCCGGCCGAGACCTGGCTGATGTACTGCTCGCCGCGCTGGTTGAGGAGATCGGTGCCGGTGATCTGCACGAGGTAGGTGCCGGAAGCCAGGACCCCGCCCGAGGCGGAGGCCGCCCCGGTCGCCGCGGCTTGCCCCGAGAACTGCGGCACCATGTTCGACCAGGTGAAATGGATGCCGCTCCAATAGCCGAATTCGTTGATGTAGAGCCGGGTCACATCGGAGAAGGACCACGCCTGCTGCACCGCGGCGTTCTGGCGAAGGTCGTTGGCGACGAGCGGGTGGACGATCGCGACATAATGGTCGGAGTTGCGCGGGCCGCGCTCGGAAGCGCCGGCGCCGTGCTCGATGTCGCGGGTGATGTTGGGCTCCAATTGGCCGCCGATAAAGGGCGCGCCGATCGTCTGCAGATTGGAGAAGGTGCGGTTGAGCGTGACGGTGTCGAGCACCGAGCCGGCGACGAGGTTGGCGCGTGAGCCGACCGCGCCGACATAGTTCACTTGCGTCGAGCCCATGAGACAGAACATCGCGTTGCGCTCATGGGTTTCGGCGATCTGCACCGCGAGCAAGCGGCGCGCCTCGGCGACGAGATCGTACATCGTGACGATGACCGCTACGTCAGTGAGCGTGACCTTGTCGCCCCACTGTAGGGCGACGCCGGTCACTTGGCTGATCGACAGCTGCTCGCCGATCGGCGGCACGCCTTCGGACAAGGGCGCGAAGGGGAGCGGGATGCGGTTGAACCTCGTCGCGGTCCAGGTCACCCCGGCGCGGTGCTCCATCTTGCGCTTCACGGCGTGCTGATGGGCGACGAGGTAGCGCTGCGCGATCGGCAGCACTTCCTTTGCCAGCTGACGGCGTAGTGCGGCCTGGTACTGGACCGAAGTGTTCGTCGCCATGTTGCCTCCGCTTCGCTAGCGGAGGCTGGCCCCCGCTACAGTTCGTCGATCCTCGTCGAGCGGAGCAGGCGTTCGTCGGCATCCATGCCGCGATTGCTGGTCGCCCGCCCGTTCATGTCTCCCCGGGTCTGCCCGCCGGGTCGCACCGTCTGGCGCGCCACACGGCCGGCCCCGTCCCGTCTTTGCCGCCGGGCGGCATCGCCCGAGCGGGTTCTGGTTTCGCGCCCCAAGAGGTAGTCGAAGATCTGCTCGCGCGAAAAATTGAAGATCCCCTGGTTGCGCTGCGCGCTCAGGACTTGCTCGACTTCCGCTGCGAGCCTGCGCGCTGCCGGGTATTGCTCCTGCATGCGCTGGAAGTTCGAGCGGTCCTGCATGTCAAAACTTTCGAGCCGCGCCAGCGCCACCTCACGCTGCATCATGCGGTGGTATTCCGCCGCCTGCTGCTCGGGGAGCAGCATCGCGATGCGCTGGTATTCGGCGTCGAGGCGCTGCTGATTGGCCTGCGGATCCGGGGCTTGCTGGCGCTGCGGCTGCGTCGCCTGAGAGCGATAGATGTCGCGCTCGGCTTCGGCCCGCTGCGCGCGCTCGCGCAACTGGCGGATGGTCGCCGAGCTTCGGCGCTCGCGCCGCGGCTCGGGTTCGGTTTCCGCCTCGAGCTCGGGGGCTTCGGCTTCCTCGGGCTCGCCTTCCTCGTCCTCCGGGATATCGAGATCGAGTTCCTCTTCCTCATTGGGAAGAGGCTCGTCCCCCGGCTGGACGGGGTCCGGTGTTCCGCTCAATCAGTGCTCCTTCCGGGTGCGTTTCCCGGCACGGACCCGGTTACGCCGGGCAGCGAGGATTTCGCTATGCCGCCAGATTTTGTGGTTTGTCAAGACGCACCGGCACCACGGGCGGCAATGAGCTGCTGCAAAGCGCCCGGTTGCTGCAACAGTTGCGCGAGTTGCGTCTGGGTCAGCTGCTGCTGCGCCGGGCTCATGGCACCAAGGCCGGCACCGATCGCGCCGCCCAAGCCGCCGCCGGCGAGCGGGCTGGCGAGGGTCGGCATGCCGGGCGCGCTCGGAATCCCGGCGAAGGGTTGCCTTTGCGCCGCCATGGCGCCGAGGAGCGGGTTGCTGCCGGGCATGCCCATGCCGCTCGCCAACCCGCCGGCGCCGAGACCAGCCGATTCACCCATCAGACACGTCCCAGGATAAAGGCGAGAAACCCCAGCGCGACCCCGAGCCAGCCGAGATGCGGGCGCGGCCACGGGCGCTGCCAGGGCTGAAATGATTCGATGAGGGTCAAAACAAACCCGGCGACGAGGAGGATCAAGCCGATCGTGCCCATGACCGACACCTCACATTCTCCGTGGCGGGATGACCGCGCCGGCGCGCGGCAGCGCGGTCGGCGGGATGCGCCCGGGTGGCCCGACCATTTGTCTGGGTTGCATCGGCACCGCGCCGGGCGGGGTCCCGGCGATCCTCGGTCCCTGCATCGGCGGCTGCGCCGGGCGCGGTGTCCCGGCCACCCCCGGCGCGCCACCCGGGCGCACACCACCCGGCACCCCCGGTGCGCCGCCCTGTTGCATCAATTGTTGCATCTGCGCCATGTTTTTGGTGCTCAGCTGCTTCAGATGCCACTGAATGTGGACGCGGAAGGTGCCGTGCGGGTCACCCGAGGAGCGCATCGCCTGTTGATGCGATTGCAGATGCTGCTGGTCATTGTCGAAGAGGTTGGTCGGCACCTCATGCCCGTCCTCAAGCATCTGGTTTTCGATCGCCGGATCCATCGCCAGCTCGCGGCGCAGGTCTCTTAAGGTTTTGCGCGCGATCGTCGGACCAAAGACGGAAGCGAACTGGTATTCGAGGAGGGTGCCGAGAGAGAGCTCGAGGCCTTCTCCCTTCAATTGGTCGGCCATGCCGCGGGCGATGTTGATGAGCGCGGTGCCGTTTTGCTGCATCGCCACATTCATCCGCATCTGCACCGAGCCAATCCATTGAAAATCATATTGGAAGCGATTGCGATAGGGCGGCACATCGACCATCTCGGCCTTGATCCCGAGTTCGCCGTATTGCCGGATGGTGACCGCTCGCTCGCGGTACTGGTGATCAAAATCGACGACCCGCTCGACCATTTCGGTCAAGAGCGCATCCATCACATCGACCCCCTCGGCGGTGGTGAGGAGGTCGACCTGCTGCTCCATCGCGACTTCGGCCTGGTTGCGTTTGGCTCCCCCGCCGCCCGATTGCTGCGGCAGCATCGCCGGCGAGACCGAGAGTGACTGGAAGATCAGCTGGCGCGCCGCCATGACGCGGGCGGTGGCGCGGCCCGAGAGATCGGGGAAGGCGGCGAATTGCGGCGGGGTCGGCCCCGAATAGTCCCAGATCGCGCCCTTGGCGATCAAGAGCGGCTGGTTGCCGTCCTCGGCCCGGCGCATGACGATCGGCATCGCCGACATGTGGTCGACATCGGCACGCTCGTTGGCGGCGTCGTTTGATTCGTACTGCAGTTGTGCGATCGCCTCGACCTGGCTCTTGCCCTTAAAGACCCCGGCCTGCTTTTCCACCGGCTCGGAGAGGAGCGGGCAGCGGTCGTTCCAGTGCGGGTTGCGTTTCACGCCGAGCGCCTCGCCCGACAAGGCGTACCAGGCTTTGCACAGTTGTTTGTCGCCCTTGTCGCTAAAGCTGCCGCGTTCGGAGAGCGGCACCTTCTGCCAGACCTCGAAGAGGAGCGCGTGCTTGCCGCGGACTTTGAGCCCGACATCGCGCGCCAGCTTTTTTTCGACATCGACCAGCCCGGTCATCTCCGGGCTCATCGCAAAGATCACGTGGTCGCCGTCGATATCGGTGCGCGCGCGACCGCGCTCGTCATGCCCGATCTCAAGATCGAGCTCTTCCTTCTCCGCGAGCGCCTGCAAGGCGTCCTTGGAAAAGCGCCGCACGATCGTCACCGAGCCGCCGGCCTCGAGCGCCTCCTCGATCGAATCAGCGGTGGCGGGCAGGACCAGCACATCGGCGTCGTGCAGCACCTCGAAGAGCGGGCGGCCTTCGATGATGTCCTCTTCCTTGATGTCGACGATGAGCTCGGCGGCGTCCGATTCGACCGGGGGCCGGCTGGGGTCCGGGCCTTCGGTCAAGACCCCTCTTGTTTCACGTGAAACGAGCCGCCGCGAGATCTCCTGCCAGTCGAGGTAGAGATTGTACTGGCCTTCGATAAAGCCGTTGCGCAGGAGTGGTTTGAGCACCAGCGGCTTGAATTTGGCGGCTTTGATGTAGTGGTTGACCAACGCCACGACCTCGTAGGGCTGCTCGCCATCGGTGGCGGTGACATCGACATAGCGCCCCAGCTGCGGCATCAGCTGGTTGGCGTAGCGGGTGACAAGGGCGTTGACCGCGTCGTGCACGGTCGGCACGTAGATCTCGGCCTCACCGTTATAATAGGTGTTGTCGTCGCGCTCGCAGTGATAGCAGTTCCAGTATTCGTCGAGCGCGTTTGAGCGCTCGGCCTGTTCCTCAAAACCTTTGCGGATCGCAGAGAAGCGTTTGCCGAGCCATTTGCGGCAGCGTGAACCAGAGCGCCCGAGGAGTTGCGCATCGCGTTTTAGGAGATCGCTCGGGCGCGAGGTCTGGGGGTCGTCCTCGTCTTCGTCGAACTCGTCGCCCGGCCCGAGCGGATCGGGCAGCGCCGCCATCTAGCGGGCTATTCGCTCGAGCGCGAGCGGCGACCGGAGGTGTGCTCCTCGGCGGGCGGCTCGGCGGGCGGCTCTTCGGGCGGCACGACCGGCTCGAGGGTCGGGGTGTAGAGGGTTTTGGCCTGGTTCAAAAGCCGCATCACCTCGGGCGCCCCCGAGGGGGTGAGCGAGCCGAGGATGCCGACGGCGGCGGTGATGTCGTTGAGGACGCTGATGAGGACTGGGTCATCCATGGCGCGGTGTCCCTCTATCGGGTATCGCCGAGCGATATGGCACACCACCCTTTGTATAAGCAAGCGGTTGGGCGGGAAGGCTCGGATCGGGTTCCCGCCCCGCCGCCTCCGCTGCGAGCGACCCCGTCATCCCGCAGAAGCTCTCGAGCCCCTCCATCAGGACTCTATAGATATTGGCGGCGGCGGTCTTGTCGGGGAGCCCTTCGCGGGTGGTGGCGCGGGCATAGCCGCCGGCAAAGGCTTTCAGGGTCCACGACGCTTCTTCGCTGATCTGGATTTCGGGTTCGCCCTGGATGGTGCGGCCGAGTGCCAGGGCGAGTTCGACCCGGCCCTTATGCGGCTCGGCGCCCATCGCGACCGGCGCGGGGAGGCGCTTTATCGCCTGGACGAGCCCGAGATTGTGCCATTCGTTGAAGTGTTCGGGGGGGAGGATCCAGCGGATCCCGGTTGCCGCGACCCGTTCTTCCCTGAGCGGGAGTTTGAAGAGGTCGGCCCCGGCGCCATAAACGAGATTTTCGCGGTTCGTCGTCGCGCCGTGGGCCAGAGCAACTTCTGTTGCCAGGAGCCCGGCAGCTTCTCCCGGGCTTCCTTCAATGACCCAATCGGCCAGGACAGCAAGCTGTCCCCGGCGCCGTTGCACAAGTACACCCGCAACGACGTGCCCATCTGAATGAGCTGCAAGGTAAAGAGGGGTATCGTCCCAAGCTCGGCAATCTCTACTGATATGGTGTTCTGCGAAAGCGTCGAATAGGGGAGCGCCCGGTCGGAGCGAGCGGGCGTAGGCGAGGGCATTGGGGGCATCGATGCGTCCTCGGGGGAAGGAGAGCAATTGGTCCTCGAGCGATTTGAACTGGCTGGGGTCACCGGCAAAGCTGACCTCGCCGGCGCGGAAGAGGGGCTGCAGCGCAGCGATAAAATCGAGTTTGCCGCGGGGCGCCTCGACCCCCTTCAAGGGTACCAGGATCCCCTGTTTCAGCATTTCGTGCCGCAATGGTTGCATCAACCATTCGTTCAACCCGGTCTTCTCGACCGCGACCTCGGTCGGCTTCCAGCGCCGGGCGGTTTCGATGATGTCGTGCACGAGCTCGTCGGGTGAGAAGAAATGCCCGCCGCATTCCCACACCACGAGGCGGTTGCCGACCCAGGACCACACCGCCTTGCCGGTGGTGGCGCTGGTCTGCGACTTGGTTCGCGCCGGGTCGTACATGACCTGGACCGCGTGCCAGGAAGGGCGGCGCTCCTCGTAGCGGAAGGTCGAGCGCGAAAAGAGCCGGGCGCGCTCGCTTGTCGCGCGGCACATGAACTCCTGCTCGTAAGTCAACAGATCGCCTTGGTAGAGCCCGCGGAGCTCATCGATCTTGGGGAGCGGAAACTTCGCCGGCCAGGTGGCTTTGCGCGCACCGGTGTCGTCGACCGTCTCGATCGGGAATTTGGCGCCCGGCCAGCCGGCATTCTCGAGGCGCTCGGGCAAGGATCCGCTGCCGCGTCTTGTGCCGAGCACCCTGACCCAGGTCGAGAGCGGGTTGTCGAGCGAGGGGATGAGAGAAGTCAGAAACCAGTGCCAGGTCTGCTGGCGGTCGGCGTCGGTGCGCAGTTCGTCGATGTCTTCGAGATCGTCGACGAGGACACCGTCCGGGCGCCAGTCGCGGAACTTGATCCCGGCGAGCGACTGATCGCGCCCGACCGCCTGGATGGCGACACCGTTGGAGAGCACGACCTTGGTTTCCTGCCAGGTGTCGCCTTTCAAGGGGCCAAAGGCGCCGGTCACCAGTTCGTTCAAGATGATCTCGGTCTTGATCGCATCGAGCCGCTCGACCGCGCGGCGCTCGCTCGAGCCAAAGATCACAAAGTTGTGATGCAGTCTGAGGCCGCAGCGCAAGACAACGGTTTCCTCGAGCAGGGTCGACTTGCCAAAACCGCGAAAGGCCTCGAGGTTGGCTCTGGGTCCTTTCTGCCAGATGGCAAAGACCAGCGCGCGGTGCGCCGGCGAGGAGGCGGCGCCGTGCCGCTTCTTGAACAAGTAGGCGTGGGCGAACCACGGGTTTTCCATAAAGTGGCGGAAGAGCCGGCCGCGCTGCTCGGCGAGTTCCATCGACGACAAGGGCGGCGCTGCGGCTTCGATCTTCGGCGGTGGGGGCTTGTTAAGTTTTTCGCCTGGCTCGGAGGCTGGTTTCGGCTCCGGTTTCAGAGTTTCAGAGTTGTTCAGAGTTGAAACTCTGAACGGCTGATCAGCAGCCGCCTGCTTCGCCGCCGCGATCTTCCTCGCCCGCGCGCGCTTTTTCTTTTCGATCTCCTTCACCCGCGCGAGGCGCTCCTCCTCACGCTCTTTCTCGTGGTTCGCCAATCGGGTCTGGCGCGCCTTCGCCAGCGATTGCGGGTTGCCGCGCCGCTTTGGCGGCGCCGTGAACCAGTCGTCATCCGCCATAACAAGAACCCCGGAAGGGTTAAGTTCCGGGGTTCCCGATAGCATTGCGCGGGCGCAGCCGCCAATGCTATGGCTCGAGTTGCGAGATCAAGCGAGGCGATAATGAGCGCACAGTCCCTTCCCACGCAATCCGTGACGTGGCGCAGCTATTTCGCCAACGCCGGGTCTGTCGTGCGCCGCTTCCTCGGGGTGGTGTGGCTGCTCCTGGCGCTGGGCTTGGCGCTCTTCCTCTTCGCGGGCGGGGAATACGACGGCAGCTGCTCGGCTTCCGAGATCGCGGTCAATGGCTGCTGATGAGCCGCGGGTGGCAATACGTGCGACTGCGACCGCGCGAGGTCGAGTTGCTGCTGCTGCTCGCCCGCCGCGCCGATCGGGCGCACTTGAAGCCGCGCTACCAGGAGGTGCTCGCCCCGCTCGTCGCCGCGCTCGAGCGCACCTTCGCCAAGCGCAAGGAAGCGCACGCGGCTGACCAGGAAGGAGCCAACCCCGCTGATGGCTAAGGTGCGAACCGCCGCCCCCGCCCCGGAAGGCTGGCGGCCGCCGCCGCCGCGCCGCAAATTGACCATGGTATGCGTCATCGCCTACCAGGAACCGCCGGCCAAATGGGGGTTCAAGCCGACGCATAACGGGCGCGCGTGGTGGATCCGCCTTTCCCCGCCGCGCGCCGCCCGCTGCCTCTTGGCGCTCGCCGAACGCCACATCCGCGCCACCTCGTTTGCCACCGCGAGCCGCAGCCGCACCCGGATCCTGGAGCCCCGCCCCTTGCCGCCCACCCCATCCCGTGCTAATCCGCCATCGCCGAAAGGCTAACTCAAGAAGAGAAACACCCGGCGCTATCCCCTGTCGCTGAGCGGACAGCCACTCACCGGCGAGGCGCGCGACGGGACCGACCCCCGACCCCGGTCCCGCTTTCTGCACCGGCACCGCGCACGCCCCGCGACCGGGCAGAAAATCCCTTCTGCCGAGGGGGGGTTTGGGGGGGTGCGCCCATATAACCAGCCGCGCAGCGGCACCGCCCGAGTACGAGGCCGTCAGGCCGGAGCGAGTGCCAGACCAAAGACCGTGAAGCCTCAAGGCTCGCACCACGCAGGCCCGGACCGAGCCTGCGGAAGGCTCCTGACCGTGACCCGAAAAGGCGCCTGACCCGCTTTGTCTCGCGCTCGTAACGAACTCCCGCTTTGCTAGCGTCGGCATCGGAGTATGCGCCCGGCGTCCCGGCGATCCGGGACTGACTCTGAGCCCGCGCTAGGGAACCTCCTGGCGGGGCAGTAGGCCAACGGGGCGTACGACGAGCCTGAGACAGACGCAAGAAGAGTAAGAACCTGGGCGCCGCGCGCGCGCGCGCGAGGCATGATGCGCGCTTTTGATATTGAGCGCGAATTGTGCCTACAGCGCCCCAGTCCATCCCAAGTTGCCCGCCGGCCCCGCCAAATCACCTGGCGGTCGGGAGGGGGGACACAAGGCGGACCCGTTTTCGAAATCCGCTTCCGGTTGGGAGAGGGGAGGGCAGCACCCCGTTTCCAAAACTAGCCGCGGTTCCGAGGGGGAAGAAATAAATTCGAACGCCGGGTCCCCCTCGGCCCAGTTTTCGCCGAGCGCTGGCAACTAGTGAGGGGCCCGGCATCGCTGCCCTCACGGATGATAAAGGACATTATCATGCATGAGACGCCAGCCGGAAGCTTAGGCCTAGTAGAGGCTGCGGCGGGGTACTCGCTCTATAGTTCGGACGCCCGAAACGGTAGCTAGACGGTTCCGCAGGTACTGACGCTCTACACTACCTCTAACGGGTGGTGTCGCATCTTCCCGCTTGACGGACTGATCGGACCGTGCCTACCTTGAGCTACCGCCTATTCGGAGGCATGAGATGAGTAAGTGGCTATCACCTAAAGAGGCGCAAGCGATTGTCGGGAGCTTGGGGTTTCCCTCCAAGATGCCCGGGACGAGTTATGGGATCCCGGCGAGGGAGTGCCATGTCGGGGCGAAGCTTCGGCAGGTAGCCGGGACGACGTGCCACGACTGTTATGCGTTCAAGGGCCGGTATGGGATTGCCGGCAGCTCGGTGGAGAAAGCGCATGGTGTGCGCTTTGCCTCATTGGGGGATCCGCGTTGGGCGCATGCGATGGCGTCGGCTTTGCTGCACGCTCATGGTTTGATCGGCCGCAAGCTGGTGCACCGCAAGATCAAGCCCGGTGGCGCGGGCTGGCACAGATGGCACGATTCGGGCGACGTTCAGTCGTTGGCGCATTTGTGCAATATCGTCGTCGTGGCGCAACTGACGCCCAAAATTAAGCATTGGCTTCCCACCAGGGAAGCCGCGCTCGTTGCGCGGTTTTTGAAGGGTGGCGGGGAGTTTCCCTCCAACCTGGTGGTGCGGGTTAGCGCCACGATGATTGATGGCGCGCCGTCAAAGGCCTTTCGCAACACCAGCACCGTGCACGCTAAGAAGGACGCGCAGGGTCATTCTTGCCCGGCGCCCTCACAAGGTGGTGTGTGCGGTTCCTGTCGGGCTTGTTGGGATCCCATGGTGGGGAACACGAGCTATCACATTCACTAGGCCTAACGGAGGCAGATCATGGAAAAGGTTTATGGCGTTTGGTGCCGCGTCTCGGGTGGCATGACGGGAACGCGTGAAGCGTGGATGAAGAGCGGCGGCAGGGTCGCGCGGTTTGAGACGCTTGAAGCGGCGGAGGCGGAAGCGGCGAAGCACAACAAGGCGATGAACGCGTCGCCTTATCGCACCGCGTATTTCAGCTATCGGGCGATGGAATATGACGGGTGGTGATGCTGAAGCGATCGCGATCGCCGCGCGCGTGGCTTCCTTGCTGCGCGCCGGCGCCGATCCGGACGCTTTGTTCGGCACGCTCATACCGGTTTTGCTCGAGATGGCGCGCGCTGAGCTCGGCAGTGCTGAGTTGATCGCGCGGCTTGAGGGCATGATCGCGGATTGGCGGCGCGCTGCGGGGGCATGACGCCCGAAACGAAATTTCACGCGCCTAACGGAGGCAACAATGGCAACTGATTTGACGGAACGACTGCTGCAGCAGATCCAGCGTGATTTGGCCGATATGCGCGATGATCGCACGGTGATGGTTGCCATGCTCGAGCGGCACGACGCGACAATGACCAGCCTGGCGTCCGAGATGCGCGCCTTGCGCAGCCAGTTTGATCGTTTCCGCACCGAGATACGCGGCGACATCCGCGCGCTGCGCACTTTGCTCGAGGAGGGCAGCCATGCCGGCGACTGACGATCTGGGGCCGGCCCGGGTGCTCGAGAAGTGCGGCGAGGCGCTTTACGGCGAGGGCAACTGGATGTCGCCGATTGCCGATGATTTGCGCGTGCCGCGGCGGGCGATCCAGAACTGGCTGAACGGGCGCAATGCGATACCGGCGGGCGTCTTGGGCGACGTGCGCGCTCTCTTGCTCGACGAGCGTGAGCGCTTGGCCGCGTTGATCGACGAATTGGACGCCCTCAGCGGCGGCTAGCGGACGCCCCAAGCGCGGTATTATCGTACCGCCGCTATGTCAGGTGCGCTGAAACCAAAACCGCCGGGGACGGAGCACATCTGCGGCGCCGTCCTGTGGCAATCGAAGGGCGGTGGGTTGTGCACGCAGCGCCCGCTCCCGGGGCGGACGCGGTGCAAGTGGCATGGCGGCAGGGGGGGCTGGTTTGGCTACCAGAAGCGCCGGCGGTGGGACCATCTGGTCCCCGCCCTGAAGGCGGCGGCGGCCCGGCGCCGCGAGCTCGGGCTATCGCTGCCTAATTACCGCAAGAAGAAGGAAGAGGCGCTCGCCGCGCCGCAACGAGGAGACCTCGCCGCGATGAAAGAGAAAGCGCTGGGTGAAATCGACTGGTTTGAGGAGACGGCAAAGGAACTGGGGCTGATGCCGGTGCCGGGGACGGCGCTGGCGCCCTTGTCCGACTTCACCATGCCCGAGCTCTTGGGCGATGTCGGGCGGCTGGCGTTTGAGAAATTGCGCGAGCTTTTGATGAAGGACCGCGAGGTCAGAGACGAGAAGGGGAAGATTCTGCGCCCGATGGATATCCGCACCGAGCGG